ATTGAATAACCGCCAAACTGAGATTCAGTAGAACTTCTGACAGCAGTACCACGAATAGTAACTGTATGTGCTGGGCCGGGAACAGAAGATGACATATATTCCCCAGTTCCATCTCTATCTGCAGTTGTTAAATTTTCTATGTAGGTACTATTCTCAAACTGCTCTATCCAACTATTCTTTAATCCATACGCACTGAGATTTCCATTAATAGCGTTCTGAAGTGCAAGTAAAGAAATGTCATTCTGGATACTCGTAGTATCGGTAGCTGGAGCATTATCCAATCTAGCCAGAGCTATATCACCAGTGGTTATCTTAGCTGCATCTAAATTAGGAATTTCAGCTGCATCTAAAGTAATCCTAGCGTTATCAACAGTACCTGTTGCTATTTTACTAGCATCTAGGTTAGGTATTTTAGCAGCATCTATGCTATCTATTGAATCTGATTTTATTTTACTGAGTGCCATTTATGTCTCCTATGCCCAAGCCAATGATGTGGCATGTATTCTTGTTTCCATTGTTCCTGCACTTTGACTATGTGTAGTTAATCTGTATTTCATTGATGTTCCAGTTGTAATACCAGATAAATCTACATTTCTTGCTACTAGTATTTTCTGTTTGGTAGTTCCCCAAGTACCCTCATCTACGAAAGTCACTTGTTTATGATCTGTATCAAGTGTAGCAAAATTTCCATTTCTTGAAATGAAACCTTTTATATTAGTCTGTACTGCTGATGTACCTGAACCACCATCATCTATAAGTACTACTAAATCACCAGTTGTTGGGGCAGATGCTGCTGTGGTTGCTACGGATTGGAGTGTTAGATTTCCACCAGCAACTAATGTATTGGTAAGTACACGAACAACTACTACTCCTGCTGCACCTGCGGTTCGTCCAGCATAATTAGAATCACCACCACCACCTCCACCTCTATTAGCTGTTGCTGCCGATGCACTAGTGCTTGCTTGCCCACCATTGCCACCAACACTAGAACCGCCTATTCCACCACTCGCAGTAGCTCCATCATAACCACCGCCCCCACCACCTGCATAAAATAAACTCGTTCCTGTAATGTCATTTGCAGTTCCAGCCCCACCGTTATTACCAGTAACGGTCGTATTATTTCTTGTTGAATCTACAGGCTGAAGACCTACTGAAGATGCACCGCCACCTCCTCCACCACCTGTCCACGTTACGGCATCTGTGCTACCAGCACCACCTGCGTAACCTTCAACTGGTGAGAAACTACCAGCATTTCCAGCACCACCAGCATTATTACCAGACAAAGCATTACCACCGCCACCAGAGCCACCAGCGGAACCTGCCGTTGTAACCCCATAACCACCACCACCACCTCCACCTGTTGAAGTGATTGTGCCAAAAATAGAATTGCCCCCATTCCCACCACTAGCTCCATTAGAACCACCAACGGCTCCACCACCACCAACAGTAATACTTCCTATAGCTGTGCTGGCTGTAACTGCATAAGCGACATTAGTCCTATATCCACCTGCCCCACCACCTCCGTTTCCTCCTGCCCCACCTCCAGCTACAACTAAAACCTCAACATTTTGTGTTGTGCTAGATTCAAATGACCCAGAAGAACCTGAGTTCCATTGATACCAAGTGTAATCTCCATCTGTTCCATCAGAATCAGAATTTTCAGTTATAGTCGGAGTCGTGGAAGTACCACCATGATAATATTTAGCGGTAGTTGCTCCATCAGCTAATTCATTAGTAGAAGCACCAGCGTCCACACCAGTTGCGTCTTGATATTCATCAATTACTTGATCGACCATTTGAAACTTGGCTAGTTGATTCGATGCGGCAATTTTAAATGCTAATAAGGCTTGATTCATTTCTAGTTGAGACGTATCGGTAGGAGGAACAGCAGTCCAACTTAATACACCACTGCCATTACTTTGTAAAAAATCATTAGCATCACCGTCATTTATTGGAAGAGTTAAGGTATAATTCCCTCCTGATGAATGTACAGGACTTTGAATAGTTACACCGTGCGTATTTTGTTCGCAATTAATTAGTAATTTACCTACTGCGGAAGCTCCATCTCCTTTAGCTGTAACAGTACCAGTTAATTTATTACCAGCTAAATCAGTTATTTTTGCATTTGCAATTGATCCTGCTAAATCATCACTAGTAATGGACCCATCTACAATTTTAGCAGAATTAACAGATCCGTCTGGGGGTGCAATAGTTCCTACTGCTTTACCTAAATAAACACAGTACATCGTGTCAGTTGCTGCAGTAGCTGCACTAAGAGTTAAAGTAGTGCCAGCTGCAGTATAAGCGTAACTTGCTCCAGGTTCCTGGCGTACGTTATTAATAAACAGGGCTATTCCATTTTCGTTTGTTACTGAGCTAGTTAATACATAACTAGCCGTAGCAGTAACAGTAAAATGCTGCGCTGTAAGACTTACGTATTTTTCAGCAGGTGTATTTCCTATATAAGCCATGTTTACTCCTTATGTACTAATATCATCAACATACGAAACAACCGTGTCTAACGATGTTGCTATATCTGATACTGCCATAATCTTATCATTATCATGTAAAACAAATTTAGCCCCTCCATCAATTAATTCTAAACTTCCGCCAACACTAATTGGGGCCCCTTTTATTAAATAATAATTATTAGTTGCGCGTACTATATACACATCTACACTAATAGCGGAAGTGGCGTGTATATTAACCAATCGTATCCCAACAACTGCATCATAGCTATCTACTAATGCTTCAGGAAGGATATCAACAGGAGTCGCTCCAGTTTCTCTTGTTAAACTATTTCTAAAATTTTGTGCCATTTGCCATCTCCATTACTAAGTATATTAAACCCATCATAATTACTATGTAACAAATTAATCTAAAATTCACAACGCAATCGCCATAGCTGTTGCAAAACCTTTACTAGCTCCAGCTGGCGTATCAATAGTAATTGTGTCTGAACCAGGCGTGTTAGTTACTGTTGTCCCGCCGGTACCAGTAATTGTTAATGTGTCTGAAGTAGAATCTGCAACAATAATATTTGATCCATCTGTAATATTTGTGAAAGAAGAACTAAATGCATCTAATAGCATTGCCGTTGTAACTCTGAGTTCAACACGATTTCCACTAAGAGCAATAGTACCTGTAGTACTGTCTTGTCCGCGTACAACTGTAAGTGTATTAGTCGATACGCCGGTTACTTTAACAATTTCAGTATAAGAACCGCCTACGATACTCAAATACATATGATCACTACCACCAAGGGTAGGGAACTTAGTTGCATCAGCTACATCAAAAGTTAGTTGGGTAGCGTCAATACCAGCACTTAGTGTTGAAAAAGAATTATTTGCAAATTTAACTGCCACGATTATTCTCCTAAGAAATAGTTACTGCCCAACTAATGGTCATGGTATCGAGTGCACCTTTGTTAACTACACCGAATACGGTTCGAGCTAACATCGTACCTCCTGTAAGAGCAGTAAAAATACCTGCTTCTGTTATTGCATCTGTATGGGAACCTGCAGAAAAAGTTCTATGAAATGTAATAACAGCACCTGCTACTACACCACCAGAAGTAGTTAAAGGTTCTCGTGCGTCTTTTTGTGTTTCCAAATCAGTGTTAGCAATAACTACTGCAGTAGTGCCGGTCCCAACACCCATATGAGTCATTACGGTAGAAGTATCTTTCATTCTATCAGCAACCCATTCTTTACCAGCAGTAACAACGAGATTTTCAGTCTCTTGTACAATTTCGTCATTAAGAGAAATTGTTAATTTGCCTGTAAGAGCAATTCCGTCTTGTGTGTTCATAATAAACTCCGTGTCCCTATTTATGTTAGTGTAACAATAATGTCAGTACCACTTTCTGGTGTGCTGCCTGCTGATATTAAACGCGTATTAAGCATATTAGTATTTAACATGCCATCATGGAAAAATACTAATGAATCAGAAACGCTTATACCATCTGTCGGGGTAACAGGATATATCTGTCCAATACCCGGCGTATCTCCTGTACCAATAGACTCTGCAATATTTTGAACACTTGTCCATGAAAATGCTTCAGTACTAGATATTGAATCAGTAATTGCTAAATTATACTGTACTGCTACTAATATTTCTTCTGCTAAAGTTACTGAATCAGTATGCGCTTTATTATAATCAACCTGTATTATAACTCCTGCAGAATCATCAAGTGTTACAGCATCAACTGGTAGTTTGTTCTTACTATCAAAATCTAATGCAATATCACTAGTAGTATTTTGATAAGTAACTACTGCAGAAATCTGAGCGCTCACTAGAAGTCGCTCCTTACTTTAAACTTAAGTCTATCAAATAAAGTTAAAATAGCTCCATCGGTATAAGTTAATTCAATCTCACCTTCATACGTACCAGCACTAACAGCCAAGGTATCAGCATTCCAGGGCATAAAACAAGCCCCACCTGTAAACGGAGCAACTTTTACACAAGTCATCGTATCTAATATAGTTGCGGTGCCTAAAGCACGGAATTTTACTTTAACTGTGGGATCGGTAATATCAATGACAGCCCATGTAGTGGCATCATCAGGGTCTAGAGTTAGACCAGCTGCGGCAGTATTAGAATCTTTTAGTACTAAATTTATCTCTGGCTTAGTATCATTAGCCACGAGGTTAATCGTGTCATAGTATGCCATTATTAACTCCTAAGGAGGTTGTTCTCAGCATTGGCAATGTTTGCAGGTGTAGAATAATATAATATTTTAGAATGTCAAACTAATTATACAAATCCGTTATCCTCCAATTTAGTATTGACCTCAATTTCATTATTCCCCCACATACCAGAATTAATGAGTTGTTTGCAACTAGCCTCATATCTAAGATAATAAGTATTATTTTCGTCTTTCATATCTCCACTAATAGCACCGTGCGCTTTATACGCAGAATAATTTAGTAATGCTTCTGTGTACACTTCATTGATTTTAAGATCTGTAAAAGCTGATTTAGCTTTTTTAGGCGCTGCTGCATATTTTAAGAGAATTTGAGTGCGCTTCGGTGATTCTGCGTCAGTACCTTTAACAACTGCTTTAAACGGTTCAGGTATAAGAATAGACACATGCTGATCAACATCTTGTACTAGTTTTACCGAATCATCTTTAATAGCTACTTGTACAAAATCGGAAGCATAATATGCATAGATAGGAACAAGAAAATCTGAAGGCAAAGCATATTCTTCACCATCTGATGGTTGATCCATTTCATATGTTTTTGTCATTAAATGAAATCGTTTATGTAAAGCTAAATTAGCTAAATTTACATAATTAATAAATTTATTTTGGTTAACTAGCTGTACTGCAGTTGGTGCTGGGCTTGGGTTAGCGGACATATCCCCAACACTAGCAATAGCAAGCTTACTGCATTCTCCGGTAGCTAAGTAATCAATATATTCAGAAACTTTCATATCATCCTCTAAGAAGGTGGATAGGCAAGGGCTACCAAACCCTCACCTATCCGGGAGGCACGTCAACTTGTTGAGAGGACAAGTTGAAGCGAGCTGTTAAACAAAGTAGGAGCTGTCTCCTGCTTTTTTTGTGCTACCATCATCACCCCACATAATTGAGTTATTTAACTCATCATCATCATCTTCCTGGGTAGCCACTTCACTCGGTTTCCATGCATTTAGTTCTGCCAACATACTGATCGTATCTATCTGATCATCGTGTTTACTTTTAAACCCCTTTAGAGTAGCTAAAGATAACTCAAAAAGCAACTCTACAAGTTCTTCACTATCTTTTAATTCCTCGGGCATCCATACTTTTTTAGATTTAAACAAGGGAACAGCATTCTGCTGGAATCTGCTCATTTTATCCTTGGTCGGTCTGATTCCTATTGTATTGCTATTTTTCCCCGTAGACAATGTAAAATAAATGTTACGGTGACCCATTTCATTTTGAATCCAGCTAATAAATCCTCCTTGTTGTCCTGTTGTTTCAATTCCCACTTCCTGAGGAGTATACTCCTGAACTAAACGAAACAAATTATCAATGGTGTCATTCATTAGAGCTCTTTTGCAATACCCATCTACCCAGAGCCAATCACCATTATTATTATATGCCCATACGTTAATTACACTAAAATCAGCGTGTTCTCTATCACTGGTTGCGAAGTCAGTAGTAATATAAAAATTATAGGCTCCCTTGTTTTTAAGTAATGTACTTCTTTTATACCAGATTAGGTCTGAATCCTGGATTAACCTGTCTTCTTCAGATGTAATACGAAGCATTAACTCCTGGTTAAATGAATCTAACTGTCCAGCTCCTTTAGCCTTAAGATATTGATTATTTACATAATCATAGCTAAATCTATCTTCCCAAGCGCCTTTAAACTCTTCACGCGAGCACGGGAACACTTCACAAACCGGGTATACGTTAACATACCAAACGCCTGACTCAATCGCTTTATATAAGGGGTCCTTAGCATTGAACGGAGTCCCAGACCAAATAACTTTACGTTTATTAGGATGTAATGCATAATCAATAGCCGAGTAGACCGTGTTTTCAACATTCTCAATAATTGTCGCGGACCTAGCATCTTCATCTCCTAATAGATCATCGAGTACAGCAAGGTGCGGTCTCGTATTCAATTCAACTGTACCACGAACACCTGTCTTTGCTCCATGACCAGTAACAACAAATTCCTTACCCTCAGCATTTTTAAAATACCATCTGATATCAGTAAACCTAGTACTAGTAATATACTTTTTCAAAAATTCACTATTATCACAACGTCTTTCTATGCGAAGCCTCATTTTCTTTACGCCATTTTCAATACTATCTGAAAGATACAACGCATAATCTACTGATCCAAATCCTGGGATTGATCCGTATACAGCCAAATATAAAAACAGGTACTCAGCAAAGATAGTCGTTTTAGCCAGTCCCCGCGCACACATGTTGGCGGTGTTCTGGTTTTTACCTGCTATTTTATCCAGCATTTGGTAGTGAATTACTGGTGTCTTATTTTCTTCTCCCTTCTCGCCATTAACTAATTTCACGAATGATACAAATTCTAGGGCAAATTCACTAGGCACATACGTAGGATCATCGTCATAATTAATATCATTAAGCCACTCATCTACTGTTTTTTTAACTAAAGACATTACTCACTCCCCTATAAATCCTAGCATCGTAAGTATTAAATAATCATTAAGCAATACTGCTAATGAATTTATGCATAGCATAAAAATCATGAGGTACATGGCACACAAGATACGGTTCGTATTATTCATCAATTACCTCATAAGTTGTTTCAACAGGCGGCAGTGGTGGAGGTGGGGGTGGTGGAGGATCAACTTTTTTAGCTATTATTTCGCTATGTGCTACCTCTTTAGCACTTGACTGACCATTTAAGATCATTTTTAGCTGTTGTTGTGCTAATGCTTTTGTTGTAGCCCTTAAGTCCTCTACTACATCGTTATTGTAATTAATGTCGATTTCTACTTTAGCCGCTGCAGGAGCGGTTAAATTACTCATTAAACTCTCAGCTGCTTTTTGTCTTACTAATTCTGATTTAGCTGTATGCATTAATTCTGCCTGTACATTAATGGCTTCCTGGTAGATGCCTGCATTTAATATATGCGTAGGCACCATGGTTTGTTCCATTATCTTGGTTATTAGCCCTGTTTTACTATAATTATCAGCAAAACAAGCTATATTGGAAGAGGAGGACCCTTTGTCCACCAAATTCTGGTAACGATCCGGGAATACCTTGCTATAAGCAGTAGATGCCTTATCCCCCATTAATCTGAGGGATACAAATTTAATAGCATTTACATAAGCCGCTAATGAGTATTTACCAGTAGATAACACAGATGAGTAAGTTAATGTATTATCTCTAAATACTCGTCTTAGTTCACTATCGGGCTCTGAGTTAATAACAGCAACAACCTCATCAGTAATATGTCTCCTAAAGCGTTTATCGGGTACTGCCCCGGCTAACTGCTCCTTAGTTAAATGATCTGTTGTTTCCAGACTAGTATCAACATCTTTTAGATTAGTTAGTTGCATTACGAACCTCGTTCCATTTGTTAATTAACTCG